AAAATTTCCCACGTGCTTTTTCAGACTTATACGGCACCAGGTGGATGTCTTCTACTATAAGTATTGGCACGAAAAGTACTGGTATTTAACGTAATATTTTAATTTTTTTTTGAGACAATTTTTAACTAAAAAATAATATTTGCTTAATATAAATGGCTTTCAGTTCCTGTAATGGCGTCGATATGATTCTCGGGTTTGCGCTTATGTTTTTAGCATTCCTACTATCTGTATTTAACATTCAAGCTTACAATAAACTTGATGATAAGGCTAAGAGTAGCGAAGGTTTCCAATTTATAGTAGCTTTAATTACTCTAATTATAATAATTGTATACTTTCTATATATGATTAAAGATCCTGTTATGGCTATGATTAATAAGATACGGTAATTAAGTAATTTTTTTAGCTCGTCTTTTAACAGGTTTTAACGCGTTGGCTTCCTCAAATAATGTCGATAGATCATCAATTACTACCTCAAATATAGTTTCTAATACACTTTTTAACTGGTGATCAAAGTAATATAAATAGTCAATTCCTAACATATTATTTGATGCAAATACGGGGTCTTCGACTCTTTCGAATTGTTTAAGTTTTGGATCACCCTTGATAAAAACATATGGTACACGATCTCCAATAACTGGACAATTAAACGGGTCTCGTTCTTTCATTTTTTCAGCTAAAGCAACATGGGGTAAATTAGGTAACATTTTCTTAAATATTACAGATTTGTTACAACTAGGACATATTGATTCTTTTTGTAAAAATTGAGGAGGAATTTCCATCATTTTTTTGCCATTTTCTTCCTTGATTGCCCATGTTTTATCACATTCTGGACAAACTCCTTTTCTTTCATATGAATATCCTTCTCTAAAAGATTTAGATACTATTAATTTATTAACGGGAACTTTACCCTGTAATAAGTTACTAATACTTTCTTTAGCCATATTGGTTGCAATTTCGATATTTTTATTATCGAGACCATACTGAAATTCATAGATATCATTAAGTAAAAGCGTTTCGAATATTTTAACACCTTCATCCTTTACATAAGCGCAAGAGTCTCGTCTTTTAATCTGAATTCCTTTATAATCAATGTAATCATAAGTGTCTGGATTTGTCCAAATAACAGTTGCGTATCTCTTTTTAGTAAATAAATAAAACGGATACATGAGCTTTTCCATCTCTAACTCCATAGGTTTCTTAAATAATTTTTCTGTAATACGGTCTGCACATTCTGTTGCGATTCTAAAACATTCTACGAAATGTTCTTTCCCCGTATAAGGAGTATTAAACTCTACATAAATAGAGTCCGTATCTCCATAAATTACCCTACAATCATAATTTTTCTCGGCAAAATTTTTAGATATTTCTATCGAATGTCTCCCCTGTGCTGTTACAGCCGATGCTATTCTTTTATCCGGCAATCGACCATAGGTAGCTCCTGTAAACCCATAAATACTATTCATAGAAACTTTAATTGCTAACTGTTGTCCATCGTATACTTTATACATTTCCGGTGATGCTGTTTTCATGAGCTTCTTAATTCTTTTTCTTTCTTTCCACAATTTTTCTAATAGAATCGGTAATAGTCCTGGAACACTTTGTACAAATTTTACATTGTAATCTTTTCCATCATTGTCAGTCCATGATATAGTTTTATATTCTACTCCATCTAAGTTATCATATTCTTCTTCATCAACTATTGTAGAGTAACAATAATTATTTGATATCATAATACTTGGATATAGACTCGCAAAATCAAGTCCAGCTATAGGTTTATAATATGCACCCGGTATTGCATTTAAAACTGTTGCTCCTGTAAATGAATCATCGGATACAACATTATACGGTAATGTTGGTACTATAAATCCTAAAAGTCTAGCTTCATATAAAAGTTGACTAAAAACTTTAATCTGTTGACCTTTAATTTCTACATAACTAATTGGTACTCGAGCTTTATTTGACATACCAATTAAATTTGAGAATATACACAATTTCATGAACAAGTCTACAACTAAATTTGTATCCTGAACACAATATTTACAAACAGTAGCCATGTCATCATTACTTCCTTCGACTTTTACAAATAATTCTTGCGGAGATAAATCATCTTTCTCGTCACCAGTAAAATGTAAAGCAACATTATTTAATTTGTAGGAATCTAGTTTATGATCCCGCTTAACAAGTACACGAAGATCTAAATTTGTAACACCATATGGATGAATAAATTCGAAATAATTATCTCCGTATGCACCAGAAGATAATCGTTCCTTTCTGTAATAAGCGGGTACATTTACGAGTCTGGATAATTTTTGTAATATATGTTCCTTATTAAATTTTTTACATCGATGATAAATATATTTCCAATCGAAATCGTATGTATTGTAACCAACTATAAACTCTGGATCTACTTTTTCCATAAAACTAACCCATTTGGCAATAATATCCATTTCATTATCTGCAAGTTCTACAATTGAGTCTTTAACATCTGAACATCCACCTTCAGATGGGCTTTTCCTTGTAATAATATGTTTTAACTTTTCCCCAGTAGAATATTTAATAAGTGTTGTACCAATCTGGGTAATTTCATCTAGGTCTTTCTTGAAGTCTGGAAATCCCTTCTTTGTGTGAGAAGTACACTCAATATCAAAACTTGCGCATACAAAATTAGATATATTCTCAATTTCACTAGGCTTAATTTTATCCCAGCGACAATGATAATCTAACTGACATCTACTAATTTCTTCGTCTGGTTCATTTAAATCTTCATACTTTATTCTTACCCATCCCGACATTTCGATGTCCTGAATATGTGAAAATCTAATAAATGGGTCTATGTTATGCTCAAAAATATCGAACTTTATCCTTTCTGTAGATATTGATGTAAGAAGTGGAAGCCTATTATAGTCTAAATCTCCGCGTTGCTGATCACCTACTGGATTCCATATTGTGGGATAAAAGTAATACTTAGATTTCGTATACGATTCTAAGTTTGTAAATGTCAGACGAAGATACTTATCTTTCTTTTTGTTAGTAAAGCCTTTAACGTTAATCTTTTCAGTAAGTAAAATAGACTTTAATGAAGTCTTATATCTTCTTTTTAAACAGTCGCGCAAAACTCCAGTATGATAATCATTCCAAGACTTTTGTAAATCTTTAGGAATCTTAACATAGTAAAAAGGAGTAAAATTATCAACTCTCAATGAAACGCTTCTACCATCATTATCTACACCAAACAAGTATATATTATACACTTTAAGAGAATCATCATCATCTAAATTTTCATGTTCATCCATAGCTTCCCATGATAAAACCTGAAAATTTAAATCTTCATGTCGTTCTAATCTTTGTTGACTTCGAACGAATGATTCCATTTAATTATATATTCTATTATCTTTTTAAGTACTATTACTTATCGTAAGAGCTTCATCACGAATCCCTAACTTTTGTTTTAAACTTAAACTTTTTCTATCTAACATATTAAAATATAGTTCTAATTTTGATTTAACAGCTACATCATCCGAATAAGTTTCTATTAAATTTGTTACTCCCTTTTTAGCATTTAAAGTATTAATGTAAAAATCATGTAATGTATTTGTTACATAATCATGTAATGCTTCAGATTTAGATAATTTATAAGTAGTTAGTAGGAAGTCGACTTCTGTATCTATAGATGTAAACAACTTAGATAAAAAGTTTAATATAGCTTCTCTAGAATCTCCCGAAAAATATCTACGAACACTTTGTAAGTATCTTTTATCTACGTCTAATTCCCATGTATTTTTAAATATAAGCTTTTCATATTTATTTAGACTACCGATAACTTGTAAATTTGTTAAAATACTCTCAATTTCTTTTTTTCTCTCTTCAATTTTTTCCATTATTTATAAATTACATTTTTAATTTGTAAACTAAATCTTCTATGTCCGGATTGTAACCAACATGAATTTCTCCAGTTGTCTCAGACTTGATAATAGGGACACCCTTCTCTCCAAGTGCTGCGTATTCAGTCTTTCCATGTTGAGTACCAACATCTACTACTCGAACGTAAGTCTCTAAACCTAGATCGTTAAGTAATTTCATGAATTTCTTGCAATAGCCACACGAATTTGTCTTATAAACTACAAGTTTACCATTCTTAACTTTTTCTTTTACTGAATCACTAACATTTGTTAGAGGCTCGCTACCAGACTTGGCGAAAAATTTTTGTTGTATAATGCTTACTAACAGTATAATAATGATAATTATAAGTATAAAGTTAATAACATTTTCACATGTTAAATATTTACGGAAATTCTCGAACATTTAATTAGTACTTATATTTTTTTTTACGACAAATAATTTATCCTAAAAAATGAAGAGACAGCTAATTTAAAATGAGATACTTCATTCATTGTGATAATTCATTCCGTAAGCAACAACTGATAGCATCTAAATTATCTTTTTTAGATACTGATATAGAAGAAGAAGATCACCGAAAATTAAATACTGTAACATTTTTCTATGGTTATACATACTCTAAAATTAATTACGCTTTTTCTAAAATGAATATTAGACTTAATCGTAGGAATCCTGAAGAAGTTTCTAACTGTTTAACCTTTTGTGATTGTGTTATTTTATTTCATAATTTCATAGAATATTCTAATGGTATGCAGAGCATTATTGATACATGTTTAAAAAATGATATTCCTCTAGTAATATTTTCCGATCATGTTAAGGAGGGATTCTTGTCAAATTCTACAGGGGAATTAGCCATTACACAAGAATTTCCTAAAATAATAAAGAATGACAAAATTATAAAGGTGCAAAACTTTAACTTTCATCCATACAAATATATACCAAATATGTCATTTAAACAAGTTTTGGAATTAACGCGTCGAAATTATGCTGAATTAAATGAAGAAAAAGCAGAAAAAAGAATTAAGTATCACAATTTATCTTTAAAGAATTCTTGGCCTTGAGTTATACCACTCAAAAATAGCTCTGTTTTATCCTTATTTGTCAAATCAGAAAAATCATACTTGTTTGTATACTTATCCGGTATGTTAACAACTAACGTTAGGTCGTTTGTTTTTAAATCAATATCTTGTGTTAAAGTACAGAGAATTTCCTTCATATAACCACTAAAGTATGTCATGGACTCTTCGGAGAACTTAATATCAGGTAGCTTAACTATTATAGTGTTATCATCAATAATAAGATTAAATTTATCATAGTAACATTTACATTCTCCGTCTACGTAATATAAACCATCTATTTTGTGAGGAGGAAACACAAATGGTATACTACAAGATGCAACTATAGCATCAAATACTTTTACGTCTGGGTAATCTTCACCATTAAATACTACAGTTTGTCTTGTATTTATACAAGTTGATGCAATATTAATATCACATGAGTACTTTTCATTAAATTCTTGTATAGATATATTTACGTCTTCATACTTTAAAAATATAGATTTCCATAAATTAAAAAAACTTGTACCAACTAATGTAAACTCATTAAGTAGCAAATTTACGTCCATTTTTGTATAATTACTAAATGAAATGTTCATTAGTTCATTATAAATTTCTATAGGTTCTACACCCATTAGTAAGAATATACCAATAACAGATCCTATAGAACATCCAGAAAAATGATTAATATTCTTAAGTTTATTACTTTTATGTAAATAATGCATTACACCTAAGAATATTAACCCTTTATAACTTCCGCCACCTATTATTAGGTTCATTACTTTAAATTTATATTAAATTAATAAATAGATTAACGAACTAAGTAAACAGTAGAAATACACTGTTGTGCTCGAGACAAATGTTTATGCGCTAAACTTTTATTTGGCGGAGACTGCTCTAGGTGTGCTTTACCCTTCGCATGTTCTTTTCGAGCTAAACTAAGTAATTTATCTCTAGAAGTTGGCATACCAAATTTTACATCACGAACGTGTCTAGTTCCAACGCGTACACCACCTTCACACGGTTCAAACCATGTTGGTGGCATAACAACTGGTTCTTTGGCACTTCCATGCGGAACAATACCAGACTGATGTTTAGAATGTCCTCCAAACTTAAGTAAAACTTGAGCATTTGCTTTACCACCAACGCATGGGTGCCACCATTCTGGGGCTCTAATAAAGGATACATCCTGATTGAAGTGCTGCACTTTACCGGCAATGTGTGGTTCTTTTGATCCAAATTTATTTTTCATTCTTTATTATTATAAACATTAAAATTTTTGTCCAAATAGACATTTATTATTATGACATGGGGTACTAGATATTGTTACTCCACAATAATTTATTGGAGACTTAGTATAATCAGTTGGTTTATATATATTTAGCTTAACGGCTTCTTTAACTAAAAAGTCCATATTTTTCTTAAATTCATCATTGTGTCCATAACTCTTACTCATTATATGCGCTAATTCATGTAAAAGCACAAACATAGTATCATTTTCATTTTCATCGTTTAAACATACTCTTAATTCCTGTCCTTTATTCACAACGTATGCTGCACTAGTTTCACCGGTTGCTGTTTCACTTATTTGTGTATTTTTAAATCTAGAATGCATTCTAGAAGCATCATTCTCTGTTGGTAATTCATGTTTATAACAATAATCAACTAATATTTGTAACTTTTCACGCAAATAGTCTAGTTTCTTCGCTGTACCAGCCTGTGTAGAAGGGTCAGCTTTTCTTACTCTATATATATTTCCATTATAAGTTTCTTCGACAGTATCATCTGTAAATTTATTTTTATTTAAACATAATAAGAAAAAAATTATGATTATTAATAATAATAATAGTATCATTTAATATGTTATTTAGAAATTTAATTTGGATATTAGGTTTAAATTCTTGGGAATATAAACTTCCACGCTGGTTACCATATCAACAACTTAAAAAAATTACAGTTACTAATACTATTGTCATACATAAACAACACGTTAGATCTTTAGAAAATTATAGTCCTTCTCCAATAAACAGTATTTATATAGATCAGCGCGATGAGGATTACCCACTACCATCGTTTAAAATAAAATGTAAAATTGGATTATATATGATTTGGATAATATTTTGTATATCGGTGCAATGTATACAACCAGTTTATTTAATTTATAAAATTATAAATCGTTTCGGGGATATACAAGAATTAGTTAACTTATTTTTATTATATATATTAATTCCAATACATTATGTATGGGCAAAAATATATTTTTCTACAACACATTTTAACAACTTTTTTCTTAAAAAGCACTGGTCTTGTACAGATTATTGCGATAAATTAACCGTTTTAAGTTTATTATTATCATCATTATCAATTATTCCGCATTTTTTCTTTAGACAACATGTTAGTCATTATTGGTCTCATGATACAGAGTACTTTTGGTATACATTTATTCCAATAGAGATTTTAGGAAGAAACATAATATTAATTAATAGTGGTATTTTCACTCTAATATTTTATACTCATCTAAATACTATATATAAATTTACAAAAGATATAGATACAGGAGAATCTGCCTTTCAGTTTAACGACACAAATATAATTAGCAATCTAATATACGAGTTGTCTAAAATAAAATCGGAACTTAAATGTTCTATAGAAAGATTCGAAAATTTAGTATCATTAACCACTGGTATTGGCGGATCATCTCTTATATTATTTATACAACATAAATATACTACACAAGAACTAAATTTAAATCCGATAGAATTATATATTTTAGTTGCATTAAGTTATTACTTAATAAGTCAATTAGTTTTCTTTTATATTCTTTATAAATATTCATCAATTCGAGAAAATATTCATAAATATATAAATTCTATAAACTTCATAAATAAATATATCAAAAGATCTTTATTAAAAGAACCAAGGAATAAAACTCAATTTGATAAAAAAATGATGATTATCGAAGAAGAATCAGCTACAACTATAGACTGGTTAATATTAGATAGATTAACGAAAGAAAATTGGATAGATTTTACTATATTAGGTGTTTCTACACGAGATGGTAGTCTTATTAAAAAAGTATTAACATTTGCTACAATATTTTATACTTTACTCAGATTCTTTTAGAATCTTAGTATTTCTCGGTAGTTTTACACCCAATTCTTTACTTAAACGAGCTATAATATCATTATTAGGAATTCGAGAACCTCTCTCCCATGCATTTAAGTCAGTTGCATCTATATTTAATCTGTTACTTAGAACTTTTTGCGTGAGACTTTTAGCGTTTCTAGCCTGCTGTAAGGCTAATGGAAGATCTTTATTTACCATAGTATATTCTTTCTTAGATGGGAGCTGCGAACTAATTTGTTTCTTATCTGTACTCTTTTTATTATCAAATGTTACAACTTTCCAATCCTGATGACTCATTCTATTTTATTATTAGGTATTATTTTAAGTTAATTATTTTAAAAAATTAATATTAACTTAATGTAATAATGTACGGACAACAGATAACAGTCCCGGAACAATTAAAGAATAATCCATCAATATTTAATAATACAGGTGATAGATTTTTAATACAAAATAGAATACCATTAACTTTAATTCTAGAACCATATACACATTTTAATCAGAATAATTCATCTAGTACAACTATAAATAATAGTTATACTGAATTTAAAGTTATTTTAGGTCGCGATATAATTGCTCCGGTAACTATTCCGATAGCTTATAATGTTTTTGGTCAGTCTATTACAGGAGGTCTCATACAGGGAGATATCTATACAAAACCAGATAATGGAACATATACTGGATATATACCAGGTCCTAATCCGACAGACCCTCCAACACAAGTGACATTTACTAATAATATTTTCCCCACGGATCTCAAGGTCGATAGAATATATGACGTGTATATAGAAAGTGTAACTACATTTAATATATTACCAAATACAACTAAGAATAGAATGGCTTTCATTCTAGAAATAAATGATTGGAACATAGATAATAATGCTAACTTGACTAATATATCTAGAAGTATTGTTATTCCAAATGAAGCAACTGCTGTGAATCAAACTCAGACACACAAAGCTAAAAAATTAAACTATTTAACACATCTAACGCCAGATACTATCTCGACTATATCTGGTAGAATATCATTTTTAGATGGAGAAAACATTTTCGAAGCTACTCCACTTTCATCAAATGATCATCGAATCTCTTTGGAACTAATTTTAATTCCGCGAAATAAAAACTAAAATTTAATATAGCGTATAATTAATGTACGGTCAACAAATAACAGTTCCCGAACAAATACAAAGCGGTCCTTCATTGTTTAATAATACAGGACCAAGCGAAACATTAAGAAATAAGATCTTAGTCTCTTTAATATTAGAACCCCAAACACATTTTGATAAAAATAATTACGTAGATTTTATATCAAGACTCACACTGGATAATTTTCCTGTAGACAATGGCACAATCTTTACTAATACATTTGGAGATTTATCTGTAGCTGATATACCAGATTTAAAACATAATCTAGAATTATCTTCTATTTTAAGACCAGATAAAGTATTCGATGTTTATCTAGAAAGTTTTACATCATTTAACGTAGTATTTAATAATAGTAAAAATAATATGGCTTTTAAGTTAACTTTTAATGAATTTAATATGAACAATAGTTCTAATGTTCTAAGTGATATAGAAGTTCTTATACCAAATACAAATAAAATATCTGGAGTCCCAAAAACAACAATATATCGTGATAAAAAATTATACTACATCGCCACTATAACGCCAGACAAATTATCCTCATTGTCTGGTAAAATTTCTACATTAGACAACCAAACAATATTTAGAAATCCATCGGATACTTCCAACACAGATCGAATAATTATAGAATTAATATTAGTTCCTAGATAAAATAGAATAACTTCGAGTACTTCGAGTTTTTATTTATATATTCCCCGTTTGCAATTAAACATACACACTTATTCTCCAAAGCAATCTTAAGCTCTTCGCTTGTCATACTCTTATTGCAAATAATGTTATCGAGTCTAGAAAAAAATGTGTTTAATTCATCTAACATAATCTCTATTTTCTCTCTATAAACTACAGAGTCTACAATACCATACTCGTTTTCTGTCTCTATATCTGAATCGTATTTCCTATGATTAAACTGTTGAATAATTTTACCTTTTTGTACACCCATAGCTAAAAGATATCCAAAAAGTTGATATAAGTCATATTCATTTTTACGAACATTAGCTTCTTTCATTCTTGTCTTAATTTCTACAACCACATCATCTACTGAAGCATCATGTTTGCCACCAATACAATAATTTGTACCAATATTATAGTAATGCATTTTATCATTCCCATTTTTACCATTAAACGATTTAATTATAGTATCTTCACTGTTTTTACCAAAGTTAGTATTTATAACTTTTTTACCAGCATCACGAAATTCTTGTAATTCTTCTTTAGAAATTTTAAGACCCTGACTTTCTCTTAGTGTCTTAAATTCTTCTTCGGCTGAATTTAAAATACCTTTAAACTCCTGAGTTGACGAATTATTAACACTAACTGTTTTTGCTTTTTTAAAAAGTGAATCATGATCTTTATGTAAGTCTACAGCGTCGTCATCATATCGAATTGCTCCAGACCTAATTAAAAAATCTTTACAATCATCCGGTGAATGTCTAGCCCAGGCGTAAAGCAGGGTTCGTTCTATTGGTTCAAATTTCATTTTTCCACACGCTGACCCAATAGCAGAGATTTCGAGATAACGCCTCTTCATTGATTCCATTATAAAATAAATGTTTATATATATTTAAATGAACCAGCTCAAGGAAGAAATAATGTCGTTAATAGAATCTAGACAGGGATTTACGGAAATTTCCGATCAACTAAATAGTGAAATACCTCAAATGCTTCTTCAATTACGTAACTACTATCAAGACGATAGCGCATTTTATGATATAGTTCTACAAATAAGAAACAGATGGGGACCGATATTTTCTGGGAAATTAAGAACCGTTATAAGCAGATTTACTACTTTGTATCTTAATGAATTAGAAAAGCTAGAAAGTTTAATACAATTTGCGGAGGCTCATCCAGAGGTTACAAGAATTAAACAACAAGAATTAGATAATTTATCCGATGAACTATCAATGTTAATGGATCCTTTCGCTAACGTAATTAGAGGTCTCAAGAAAACTAGTATAAAACCTAAAATTGGTATAGTTAAGAAGAGAAAATAATTATTCAAAAATCAAACAGATTAAATAAATTAGATTTATAATAAAACTTATATGGTACTTTTTCATGCTTATATTTATTATTATATATATCTTCGATTGCTTGTGTTATATTTTTAATCGATGGTGTACTTGATGAAATATAATCAATATTATCAATGTTTAATTTTAACCCATTTTTATAAGATTCTGTGCATATTCCAATAAATGTATTTTCTGACATTGCTGTACAATTCGTAGTTATTACTGGTGTATTGCATATTTGCGCCTCTATTATTGGTACACCAAAACCTTCTAACTTACTTGCGGATAATAATACATCAGAAATTGTATATAAATTTCTTAAATAAATATTCGAAAATTCCAGGTTATTTAATTTAGTTTGGTCTGAAAAAATTACAGATTTATTTATTTTAAGATTATTTATTATTTTCATCAAATCTATCCCATTGGCTATCCCATATTTATGACTATGCAATATTAATTTGGCATTACTGTGAATATTTAAAAAATGCGAAAAAGCTGTAATATTTTCCACAAATGCTTTTCTGTCATCTGGTTCTGAATTTCTGGCAACCATCAAACATATAAAATCGTTATCATCCAGACCAAATCTTGATCTTAATAATGTTTTATTTTTTTTATCATCATAAAATATTTCAGACGCAACATGTGGTATATATTGTGAATCAAAATCATGATATTTTAACACCGCGCGACCATACATGGATATCGAATAAATTTTATCAAAATTTTTAAGTTGTAATAATTCTATTTTTGTCAATGGGAAATTATGAACTGGATACCACAATAATATAGGACAAATTTTTTCCACTGTGACATCCTCGAAGCAAATAATATCCTGAAATACGATTATAGTAGTTGCTTTAATTTGTTTTGCTCTAAAAATTATATTTTTCCAATAATCTTTTCTATTTTTCCTACTAAAATATTTAACATCTAAAATTTTTTTTTTATCATCAATTTGGAGATTAGGACACATCTGTATTATATCCAAATGTAGATATGGTTCATAACTATCAGGTATAGTTAAATCCCAACATAATACCGTAACGTTTATATTTTTTATCTCATTAAGATATTTTACTAAATGATATACTTGTGTTCCATATCCAGTACAACCCATTGGAAAATAACTACTTATTAAAATATTTTCCATGAATACTTATTAAAGATATTGATTATATTCTTAAGTTATTAAGAATAAAAATAAGGAACATCTCGTTTAGACCATGTAGCTATATGTCTTTTATATTGTCGGTAGTATTCATGATAACCTAAAATTGGATTTTTATGTTTCACATGATCTGGCATTGCCTGTTTAAAGGTTGTTAAATTTCCGCCGGGTAGTAATTCTGGGATTTCATTTAAAATTACTCTTAGACGACTATCAGTTTTATGAATTTTACCATATCGATAAGTATATTCATCACATAGATGACAAAATAAATGATAGAGCCAAATATAATTTCCTGTAGATTCTCTTAACCATATTGCGCATGGATGTTTTGGAAAACATTTCTTCATTAAACCATCTGATGGTGAATTACTCATCATATGATGACAGGTGCTGAGTAATTGACCATATTCGGTAATCATTTTAACTACATGTTTATCTAAGTGCATTTTAGCACATAGCATAGGGCATAAAGACAGTACAAATATATTCATTTACTAAAAATAATTTTTAAGTCTTAAAGTCATTTATATGTCGTATTATATAGCATTTGTAATTATTAACAAAGCTATTATTAAACCGGCCGGTGCTAAAAAGGGTAAAAACATAGATACAATTAAGAAAATCTTTAGATTTTGATTCTTAGTTTTCACTGCTGCAAATATAATTACAGCGTATATAATTATACCTATAATTATAACTAAGAGTAAAGAATCAAAAACTGCTTCAGTAATATTACAACCGGGATTATTTTGATTTTCGGGTAAACTACAATCTATTGTACCCGAGTTTGTCATATCTTCCCTTGTGACAGGAATACTAATTACAGGCTTTGCTTCTCCAGCTAAATCATGGACATCATCAGAAAATCGAGACATTTAATAACTATTAATATTTTAATTTGATTTTAAAATAGAATTTTGTGCCTTCTTAAGTTTTTCTATGTGTTCTTGCGTTTTGATTTGAGAACTTGGCATATTTCCCATAAATTTTACTGGAGGTTTATTTTTAGCAAATTCACTACAAGTATTATCTGGTTTATCTCCCATTTAATAAGTATAATTATTTTTTTTTTACTTTAAACTCATAAATTTAACATCGCTATTAGCAGCCGACATGTTTTTCATTTCGATAACATCGGCAAAATGTAAATGATTTCTAATAAATTTATATACCATCTCTGGAGACATACTAGCAACGGTACTGAAACCGGTTGTACCAAAAGAACTACCACCCTTTGTTAGGAAGTCATATGGGATTTCTATTCCCTCTCTGCTTAACTTTTGGACTAGTCTCTGAATTTCAGCTTTAATTTCTGGAGAAGTATTCGCAAATCCTACAGAAATTTTTTCATACTTTTCTGTACCTTTGTCTTCCCTCTTAACTTGTTCGCACCACTTATTTTTAATATTATCTAAAGGAATTTTAAAGCGTTGCCATTCATAACCATCAGAGTCTTTAATCTTTCTGGCCATGTAAACAGTTGCTTTAGTTGGATCACCCTTTACTAAATCACCAAAAAGTATACCGGATTTGTAAATACAATTAGATTTTAAGAAGTTTAACTTTTCTTCGTTGCTCATTGTATCAAATGATTCTTCTTCCGGTTCGAGATCTAGTTCGGGTTCTGACTCTGAACTAGGTGCTGTTATACCAAGCCGGGATAAAATTTTACCAACATTATCACAATTTGATATAAAATCTGCCGAATTATTTTTAACATACTCCTCCATTACAGTCCTGATATTGGCATCTAATTCTCCATCTTTAATCTTAGATTCAATCCATGTTCCAATCTGTTCACAATCTGCATCCATAACCTCAGGGTCACCTGAATTACAATTTTGTTTATCAAACTTATCTACTGGAAGAGCTAGCAATTTAAAAACACCCTCTTTATTTTTTTTATAAAAGTGTACAAAATCACCAGTCTGCTTAGGAACTTTATCTATCTTAACAACAATGACTGGATACTTTTCGCATTTATTTCTTAGTACATCTATTTGTTTAACAGCTGGTGCTAAACCGGATCCTCCAGCTACAGCTGGAATTGCGGCGGGTTCGGCTGGAATAGCAGTAGGTAAATCTGTAGGAAATTCTTCTACTTTACTTAGACAGTTTCTGAGCTTATCAGCGGGAATATTTTCAGTCATAAATTCCACCAGAGCTTGTGGAGACATTCTTTCTAAATCTTCTGGTGTAAGTTGTTTACTACTCATTTAATATTAAGTAACATTTAAAAAATAATATTATTTTTATAAAAATGTATTATTTTTTAAACTGGTTAGTCGAAAATACTATATGCTGTTGTATGATTAAACGCCATAACAGAATTCGCAATTATTATTACAAATACTGTAAAAGTATTATTAAGAAGTGATCAACTGAAATTGACGATCTATTGCATCTGGATTTTTAATAGCTAATTCATATAAACTTTTGATATCAGACTCTTTAGTCATATTAAAAGTCTGAGCTATCTTTAATATTTTTTGGTCAAGTTCTTCGAACCCCTTAAATAAATTTGTATATTTCTGAATCTTTATTCTAGTACTTTTATCTAGAGTTGGATCTGATAAAATACTTTTATAACAATTTATTATTCTTAGTCTTTTAAGTCTATCATTATCAGAAAATTTAATGCCATCATTTGCTGTATCTTGGAGCTGACCTAAAAATTGTATTCTAATCTTAGACAATAACTGATTACTTTTAGATTTATTTTGTACATATTCTTTTATTTTGGTGTCGGTAACCGGAATATCGTTAAAGTTTAAAGGAGTCTTCCAACATATAATATCTTCATTCATTACTAAATCATTTGTTAATACAGTAGAGTCTATTATTTCTTCTTCGCCGGGTAAAACTACAAATTTACCGTCTTCGAACTCTGACCGTGTAAACTTAATTGGTAAGTCTTCAGTATTTGGATAAGAGTACTTTCTGGTTATTATATCATTGAATGTAATAGTGTCTGGTATACCGTCTCGAATATAATTGACCATTGTTGATGGATTTCTATAATACAACTGATAAACATTTGGAGCAATTTGCTTGATATTTTCTTCTAGTCTAATTAAGTTTCCATTTTTAAATAATTCACAATCTACCCCTACAGATTTTAACTCTCTCTCAAATTTATTATTTAAAGTAGTTTTATCATTGGCTGTAGCTATAATTTTTTGATCAATGGATATATATTTTGTCCATTCGAGAGCTCCAAACACATATCTTATTGCTTGTTTTATGATGCTTTTGTCTTCTTTAATTAATAAATTTCTAATAACCGGATCTATATTAGGTGGTAAGTTTCTAGGAAGTTGCTTCTTTCTAACAAATTCATCATATATTTCTTCGAACATTGCTGAGATTTCTGGATTTTCACCGTCCGTATAGTAAGTATCAAATATACCAACGTGTTTAAATACATCAGTATGACGCTTGTCTGGAGGTAAACCGGTATGAGAACATAAACGAAATCCTCGTGCAATAATTTGTTCTATTCGTGAATTATTCCACCATGGATCTAATAGATGAATTTGTGCTAAATTTTTAAAACTAACACCTTCCTTTATGGATGAAGTTCCTAACATAAATTTAATTAGTTTACCATCTGAATTATCCTGACTATTAAATGTTTGTTTAGCTTTTTTGATTATTTCTTTGTCTGACTCAACTGATGGACTCCAAACAAAATATGTTTTATATGGGTCGCCTGAACGCGGAAATTTAGAATAACCTAGAGAGTCTAAAACAGCACTTATAGCTTCTACGCCATAACCTAACCAATTAGAATATATAAAAACTGTACCATCAACACTAAGGGATATATCTATAATGCTTTTAATTTTACTAGAAATTTTACTTAATTTTGTCATTACTTCATCATATGTTCCCGATAAAGAAGACTTTAATAATTGTTTATTCTGTTTAATTACCAATTTAGCCTTTTCTGTTTCGGTTAAATCTCCTACTTCCTCTTGATCGGAATATAGTAGTCCTTTTGGAAATGATATATTAATGCCCTGTCTTGCATGAGTTAAAGTACCTGAAGCTTCACTTTCTGAATATTCATTAACTATTATTCCCTCAAATTCTTTAGAAGATGTAACTCCACCAGTTTTATTTAATTTTGCCATAACTCGATATAAGTCCTGAATAACATCTTTCTTTAGCGATGCTATATAATGTGTTAAATGATCTTCTTCTAGAACGTGATATAGTTCTATTACTCTTTTATACGGATAAGCTACTGGATTACCTCCTTTAAAATAGGAAACATATCCAGAACACATATACTTAAATAATTCTTTATTGATTAGACATGAATTATAATAATCTAGTCTTTCTCCTAATTCTCTTTGTTCACAAACAATTCTTCCATCTTCTTTCTCTTCTATTTTTCCGACAAACATGTTGTAAAATAATTCTGGTGTTGTCGGAAATGGAACACGAGGTTGTAACAAATTCATTGTTAACGCTAACTCAAACGCGTTATCATATATAGGAGTTGCACTTAAAAACACTTTTCTGACCTTTGGATTAATATAATATTTAATAGAATTATACAAAATTTTGTATCTTACACCTCCAGCACTAATTAAATTCTGAATTTCATCTATAACTAGCGTTGTATTATCTTTAAAAAGACTAGAACCAGGCTGAAGATATTCTTTTAATATAACCTGTTGAGAATCTGTAAATTTCATTAATCTATTAATAAATTTTTCATGGGTTGTTATTGTAAAAACTTTAGAAACCTTGAGAAGTATTTGATCTTCTTTTGTTTTTATATTCATTTCTAACTGTCTAATAGTTGTATTAATTTTTTCCAAACTCTTATTAAGAGCAGTTTCTGTAGGTTTATCTTTTACATCCTTTAATTGTTTTATTACATCTTTCTTTTGTGCATATGTTCTTTCTAATTTTGTTTTAGTTTGATCGAGGAGTAATTTTCCTTGGACCGATGTATAAAATGATCGTAGATATTTACTCTCTGCGTTATCATATACTAAACACATACTTGTACACGACTGGATGCTTCTATCTTTAATTTCTCCAATAATTTCATCTATATATTGTTGTTCTAAAGCTGCCGGGACAACATATAAAGTTTCTCTGTTTCTAATATTAGCAAATGCTTCCCCTATTAGTAGACTCGTACAGGTTTTTCCAGAACCAAGACCATGATTAATTAAAATATTTCTTATATTACTATTTGGGTTTACCAATTGACCTATAAATTTTTGCTGAGGTTTTAGAGAATAGGAGGAAGTGCTACACAATTCGTCATATCCAGCACTGATATAATCTTCTTTAAAACTAAAAGGATTTTTATCACCGGGGAATGGTTTAGAATAATTATCATCAATAAAGTTTAATAGATTTTCATTTGTAAAATTTGTATTATTTATATTACTAAAATTTCGAGGCAAACATGGTAAATTTAACTCTTGTAGGTCTGACTCATTCGGATAATAATATTTCATACATTTATCAGTCATTATTAGTAAGGTAATATATTATTTTTATATTAAATATAATCTATAATGGTTACACTTTTGCCATCAAATTTAAATGGTTTACCATACCCATAAACTAACCCTTCCCTTACCCATCGATCACATTCCTCCCTTGGTGCATGTGGAGGTACAAACTCCATTTTATTTTTAAATACGGCATGTCTAAATATTGTACATCTTATATCTTCTTTCTTAACAAAACACATCATACAACAATGAGGACACTCAAAAGAATAAGCATTTTCACCAGCGTCATAATAAATATTCGACATTATTTATAAAATAAAAATATTACTTTATATTAATGACATCAACCGCATTAATCGGCGAAATTAGTGCTTTATCAGATACAGCTAATAAAAAAATTAATGCACGGCGAGCGATGATAACCAAAGAACTTAATACAATAGAACGTACTATTAGTAATATTAACTCTAAAATTATGTCTCAACAGGAGACAATTACTTCATTACGTAGCCAATTATTAGATAAAACTTTAGCGGGTACAAAAGCTGATAGTGAAAGTTTAGCTAGAATTGAGTCTGAAAAAAAAAGTTTACAATTAGGTTTAGCAGCAGCTAGAAAAGAACAACAGCGACTACTATCTCAAAATAGCGAATTACAAGGAAAACTAGAACAGTTACAGGGAGAATTTGAGAAAGCTAATAGCGACAATTTAGCACAACTAGAACAAGTTAAGGCTACTCTCAAAATGATGACATCATCATTAGATTCAGAGGCGGAATCTCTTGGAACGAAACTATCCGAAGTAAATAAAGGTCTAGAAATAGCTTTAGAAGATCCAGTATTGTATGCTGGTGGAGAAGCTATACCAGTAGAGGTAGATCCTCAACCAGTTGGTGACGAACCAGACATAGAAGATGAACCAGAACTAGAAGGCGAAGATGAAACTGAAGGCGAAGAAGAAGATGAAACTGAAGACGAAGACGAACGTGAAGAAATAGAATTAGAAGACGAACCAGAATTAGACGAAGAAGACGAAGAAGACGAAGAAGACGAAGAAGACGAAGAAGACGTTGTAGTAGAAGGTATAGACGAAGAAGATGAACCAGAACTCGAGCTAGATTTTGGAAAAGATAGTGACATTAGAATAATAGACTCCGATGATGAATTTTAATTATTTTTAACTAATATATCTACAACCTTATTGATGGTTGGTGTACAAACCTTTAACATAGTGCTCAACTCAGACTTAGTAGGATTCTTAAGCTCTAACTTTTTCTTGATCACATAAACTAATACTCCACATGTCGCTGATTTTGGTGTAACGGCGGATAAATGTACTTTATTTTTATTAAATATATCATTGCATAACATTGCGGTTTTCCAGTCAAGACCCAACACATTACAGTATTTAATAAATGAATCGTTTTCTTCTATATCTATAGATTCTTTTGTTAAATATCTGTAGGTCTCACTAGATTCTATGATTGTATAAAAAACTTTTTCACCTTTAGTTAAAGTTTTTGTGTCACACTCAAAGTATTTTAAAATATCGTTACGATTTGTGGGTACTTTATTAAATACACATGAGTAGTACAAACAACTCGCTATAAGTCCTTCCCTAACAGATGCTCTTGTAAGTTTACCAGATTCCATACAAATATACCACATATGTTTTGCTGTAGCTAATACATCGGCTTTTAGGCCAGCCTTACTACAAATATTTTCGAAAATTTGTGAAATTTGCCAATAAGTTCTTTGTTTGTGTGAAAAACACTGTTGTAGATGAATTTTTGCAGCCAATGAATTATTATTCTTAAACATTCCACATATAGTACCACCTTTAGAATATGGATTATCATCTACTATTAGGTCTGCGCGTTGAGTATTTTTACTATAGTTCCCAGAATCATCTTTGTAATTACTCCATTCTACGCTTTGTCCAGAATCTCTACCTACAACAGCACCACATGTGCTACATACTATATCTGAAGTTACAGTATCTAAAGTCTTAATAGAGTGATTGCATTCATCTGTATTTTTAACAGGTTCTTTGGACTCTTTTTTTATAATATCATACTGTGACTGAGCATCTTCCCAGATAGCATCCAGATCAAATGAGTCCATTACTGTTACTATTACAATTATATTATAATTTAAATTTTTTAAGTCTATAATTATGTCGTAACTGTATATTCGTTAATATTGTATAAAAATTAATAAATATACAATTTAAATGACAGATACTATAACCATAACGAAATCAGAATCTGGTCACATCTATGTTGATACAGTTAATTCTATTTTACACCTCGAAATATTAAATGAAAAGTATAATAAAGAAGAATTTACTCAACTTTGTCAAGTATTTAAAATGTTCTTGCTAGAGTGTCTTACAAATAAAAAGAAATACTATCTTATATTTCATACACAAAAAATAGGGGTGTACCCATTAAGTTGTTATGGAATTATCAAGGATATCTTAGAAGAAATTAAACCTGTATTACAAAAAATTTTACACTGTACTTGTGTTCTCGTTGAGCCGAATTTAACTTCACATATTCTTAAATTTTTCTTTAGTATTTATACTCCAGTAAGACCAGCAACTGTAATTACAGAACTTTCAGAAGCAGAATCGTATTTTGCGTTACCAATAAATCAAAATAATGAAATTCTTTAAATAATAATGACGGATTGTAGTATATCAATTGCAGAATATTTTGCATATCAAGAGGCTATCAAAAATAAATTATGGGGCCTAAAAGATGAATGTCCCGTGGAAGTTTTAAACTATTTACTTAAAAGAGAATCTATAACCCGAATGAACAGAGTTATTGATTGCTCATATACTGACAAATTGGATAAAAAACGATATATTGAATACACTAAGCTTGATAACTGTAAATCATTGAGAACTATTTTATAACTTATTATTAATGATAATTACTGGTATTAAGATATCAAATGGAAATATTACAATTTATACAAAGAATGAAATAATTTCATTTGATTCTTATAAGTCCGATACGCCACAAAAAATTATATCTGAATTGATAGAAGAAGGATTTAAAATAATCAACTTAAACTACTTAGAAAAATTGTTAAAAATTGTAATATACAGTAGATTTACATCAATTACTAACAACTTATAGCGGCCAACGCACAATAATTTTGGAAAGCTATAATGTACATAACTAGCGCAAATAAAAATGGTATTCGTATGAAAAATGTTAAAAGTAAAGTTATTGGTTTAATTTCTATCAAAAACGGTTGTTGTATGATAAAATTAATTACTATAAATATAGTAAACATTAAAGGAATGTACCAAGTAGCCTCTGCGGAGTCTTTTAACTTATCAATAAAAGATTTATCCTGGGCATTTTTACAATCCCAATATTGTAATACTATTCCGCCAATAACAGACAATATATAAAATATTATAGCAACTTTAATAACACTAACTAAGTCGCTATCATTTCTCATAACTAATGCTAACAATGGTATTATAGAAACTATAAATGTTCTAAACTCAACACACTCAAATACTCCTAAATTGGAATATTTTCTAAAATTGTTTCCATATTAATTATTTAAAATATTATAATTTAGGAGTTTTTGCAGTTTGTACAGCTTTCGCAATTTGGTCACTATGTTGAATAGCGAACATTCCACCACCAATAAGACCTAATACAATTATACCAATAATTAAATATACATACCATGGAAATCCAGACCCACCACCGGCTCCCTCCTCTTGATTTTTTTGAATATTACCTAATGCATTTGCTAAATCATTTATACCAGCACTTTGAGTAGATGCATCACTGTCATCACTAGCATCATTAATAATATTTGTAGCTGCTGTTATACCAGCGCCAGCAGCGTTTTTAACTATAGACGATGTAGCCATATTTATAACGGTTTCGGCATCTATAACTGTATTTTCAATATCTATTTCACCAGATGATTTAAAAGTAATGGAATCACTGGAGCTTGAACTAACGTTTGTATTCGATAAAGTTGTATTTACTGTATCAGCATAATTTTGAGTTTGGTCATTTATTTGTTTAGAAATAGCAGATTTTATATTTGGTGATAAAGCGCCTGTTCCCAACGTAGACTCGATATGATTAGTTGCCGATGCTGTCGCTGCTTTTTTAAAGTTATCAACCACTTGATCTTTTAATGTTTGTTCTAAGTTATTAACAGTTTTAATGTCCATTTGACTTACTGCTCTAATTACACTATTCTTAACCAATAATGGCGGAGGATTATATGAAGCTATGTTTGCTTTGGCTGAATCTAATAAAGACTGTATTGTATCCTGTGGAACACCTTTTAAAGTTAACATTGGAACAGTAACAGTTTCGAGTGTATTATATGCATCTTGAGCGTCTTTTTGTAAAGCAGCCATCTGAGCAGCATGAGCGTCTGTCCATGTATTATCAAATAATATTGTTGTACTCCCGGAAGCGCTCGTAGAAACAGAACTTTTCGTCTGATTCATTGTACAACTAATATTTTGTGTTGATGTCATCATATCTTGAGCATTTAAAAAAAATTGTCCACATCCAGATTGCGCCATTGAATTATTTGATTGAGTGAATCCAACCTGAGCTGACATTTTAACAAAAGGTATACTTAGACTCCCTGATATGGATCCAGTTGAAAATTCATTATTAGCTTTTGTTTACATGTTTGATTTAATCCCATAGCATTAGCTAAAGCAGGAGTACTATCTTTAAGAGATTGCCCAGTTAAAGGTTTATTACATTCAGCGCTTATAGGACTTGTCATTTATAATTATTATAATATTATTTTTTTAATAATATAAAAAATATTAAAAATATAAATACAAGTAGACCTATTCCGCCCCCAATAAGAAGATATTTATTTAAATTGTTGTCTGGCTGTGGCTGTGGGTTGGGTTGTGGCTGTGGGTTGGGTGTTGGCTGTGGGTTGGGTGTTGGCTGTGGGTTGGGTGTTGGCTGTGGGTTGGGTGTTGGCTGTGGGTTGGGTGTTGGCTGTGGTTTGGGTGTTGGCTGTGGTTTGGGTGTTGGCTGTGGTTTGGGTGTTGGCTGTGGTTTGTCACCTGATTTTTTTGTAATACCACATACTGTATCTATATTAGCATGTGATGCGTCTATGTCACCACTCGAACTTAGCGCTATTTCACATACTTGTGTTGTAAAATTAATTTGACTTGGTTTAGAACCATAGGCTTTAGTTTGAAATGGGGATTGGTTATTTATATTCGATAAGATGAATGAATCATTTAAGTTATCCGATACAAAAGGAGATGTTCCATATTTAATTGTTGGGGAACCATTAGCATAAACACAATATGTACCAATATTATTTATTTGTTTTGCTATTTCCGGAACTTCATTTAAATTTCTACTTGTAAAAGTTGCATTATTTTGAGCAAATGCTGATGACGTACATGTATTAATATCTAAAAATGTATTACAACTTGGATCTAAAAATGCTTTACCATCATTCATCAAAAAACTATTACAATAATGTGGAAATATTTGAATTGACATATCTGATGTTGATCCAAAATTACCAGGTGGCTGACTGTTGTAATAATCTAAAAAAGATTTTCTATGAATTGGGTTATATAATAATTTATAATTTCCATCTGTATAATAAAGTATATATTTAAGATTTGGGGATATAACACTATTCTCATCGTAATAAAAAATTTGACTACTGCTATCCGGATCTGTTGATATAGCAGCAATAATACTATCTTTTATATTTTTAATATTTAAGTTTTCGTCTAGACTACCATTCGGTGCCCATCTATTTCTCCTAATTTTTCCACTTCCCCATTGTATATCGCCACTACTATTAAAAATTACGTTATCGGGCGAGTTAGTAATTGCTGTTTTAATTTCCTGTGACGTAGCACTATCTATAGTGTCTAGTACAAAATATCGAACTTTTGTTGAGTTACCCTCACTACCAGGACCAACTGAATCTAAAATCAACCAATTTTTATTCATTTTGTTAGTATTCCAGTTGGCACTATTTATTAAATTTTTAGTGAATATATCCATTGACATTTTTTTATAATTAATAAATATATTTTTTTTCTTAGTAATTATTAAATGATAAGCAAGATTATACCGATTGTAAATTTAATAGCAATAATAATTTTATTTATACTACATTTTACTAAAAAAAATACAGAAAACTTTACTGGAGTGCCTAGTGGTTACACAAATTTGTTAGTGTCAGACCCTGATGGTAATTTAGATACATATTCACTTAGTACACTACAAACCAATATAAATACACAAATTACAAATGCGTTAAACAATTACGTGACTACAACAACTTTATCCAATGGGTATCAACCTAAAGGAGACTATGTAACTACAAATGACTTAAACAATTACGTAACTACAAATTACTTAAACAATTACGTAACAACAACTTTAAGCAATGGATATCAACCTAAAGGAAATTATGTAAATGTTGATAAAGTTTATTCTATATTTACACCAACTGGGTATGGTCAGACTGGTGGACACGATACTAACATTGGATATCTTTACGGTAGTGGACAGGGCTGGGCTGCTGCATGGAATGGAAATGGACAAAATCCAGATAAAAATTTACAATGGGTGATTAGAGAGTGGCCCCCACCAAAAACTACTATCAACCCTAAACCTAATCCATGATTAATTTATTTGATTATAAAATTCTCTGACTTTAGCATTAACTTTAATTTTATATGGGTTAAAAGAATCTAAATAAATGCCATCTAATGATTTAACTCTAGATAGTGCAACATAAGTTTGTCCGGCTTCAAATATATCATCACCAATATTCATTCTACAGTATGACAAAGTACATCCTTGAGCTTTATGTATAGTTAAAGCCCAAGATAATATTAAAGGAATTTGACAAATACCACAACAAGGTAGTGCATGACATTTCCACGTATACATATTTATAACCTGGGATACTCCATTCTCAAATTGTACAAATGGTAACCCATTAACAAACGATTTTATAACACCCTGCGTTCCATTGGAAATTATTAATTTTTCGTTTTCTTCTACATTAATTATAGACATTACTTGAGCTCCTATTTTTAGTTCTACTTTTTCACTAATTACTGTACTTTTTTCTAGAAAGTCAAGTTCCTGTGAATACTCCTCAACGGATAAAAGTTTGATATAGTGTTCCTCTTCTTTTGTTACTTCTAGATCTTCTAATACTTTCCTATGAAATATTACAGATTCGGAATCAATATTGGATAAATTTGTTGTATTTATTTCGTCGACCGATGACTTTTTAGGCATCAATATAACTGGTCTGATATGATCATCTGATTTTATCAGTCTTTCTTGTAACGTCTTAATATTGGATTTTGTGATTTTACCCAGTCTGATATTTTGTAAAATTTTAACAAGTATTGCGTCTTTTTGTCTAAAGATAGAATCTAGTAAAATTTTATCTTGGAATAGTGAATCAAACTTATCAGATTCGAAACAAAACTTAGAATTATTCTTAACTGGGGGTAACTGATAAAAATCGCCAGACATTACAATCTGAATTCCACCAAATGGTTTACTATTCTGTTTAATTAATCTTCCAATTTCTTCTAATTTATTAAATAATTCATCAGATAACATAGAAACTTCGTCTATAACTAAAAGTTGTATCTTTTTCCATTTATCTAGCAGAGCTTTCGAGCTTCTAATCTTAAGAATATACTTATTAACACTCTGGTCACCAAGACCTATACCAGCCCAAGAATGTAAAGTTTTGGCTGTTTCATGTAATTGTATTGCTGCAACACCAGTCATTGCAGTTAATTGTATATTTTTACTATTATGAATTTTATTATAAATCTCTTTGATTAATGCTGTTTTACCAGTCCCACCTGGACCTGTTAAAAAAACATTATTACCATTTATAACAGAATCAAATACTAATTGTTGTTTTATGGATAGCTTCATAACTAATACTGTATATATTATCTCTTTAAGACTATTCTGTTCTGGCTCTCTTTCGACACTCTTCTAAAGTTTTGCTATATAGTGTTTTATTCCATTTAGCTGTCTCATATCTAGCTTCATAGTAATGTTCATTATCGTTTAAGTTGTTTGGTACGTTAGTTTTGTAATTTATCATTTGTTTTAAAATATCTAAATATTTAGAATGAACAGAAACATCTGCATTCCCATCCAACTGTAATAAATTTGGATTATCATCAAACCAGTTATTATGATAACTTTCACATTTTACTAAATAATCTAGAGTTATTTTACTTTCCTCGACTCGAGATCTTTTAGCAACTCTTTCGTAACATTTATCCGCACCTGTTTTAAGATAAACGAATAAAACTCCTGGAAGTTCTTCCAAAAAATGATCAAACCACATATTATAAGACTGAAATTCTATATCATTAATTTTACCATTTGCATGTAACATACGCGCGAAAACATTGTAGTCAGAAAACACAGAACGTTCCATTATAATAATATCATTGGGTTTTGCTTTTTTTAATGTATTCTTAAGACTTACAAGTCTAGAAATATAAGCGGTCATTTGGAAACAATATGAATACTTTTCTGGAGATTTATAAAAATGATCTAAAATATTACCATCAGAATCTTTTATAGATAACCAGGTATCTACTGGCTCGTCTACAAAATGTACGTTTGTTCCACGTGGTCTATTATAATAGCGACTAAAATGATCTTTTAAATATTTACAGAAGGTTGATTTACCAGAACCAATATTTCCTTCGATAGATATGATCATTTGTTAATAACGTATCGAGGATCTCTTTAACTTGGTTTAATATTACACAAAATGAATAATTTACTAGACTTGCCTGTACCAACTGGACACTTGTCCCGAACACACCTGGCTATTCCACATGGATCCGATGCATGTCTAGAATATCTAAGAGCTGAAGAACACCTTTCTTTTGTATTAATTGGATAAGTACCCGAAGGATATCCTCCAGCTGGTCCGCAAAATTCACTGGAAGGTAATTGTTCTTTTGTGTATTTTAAGTATTGTTTTTTACCCCCAGACGTAATGTAGTATTTTCCACCGCGTGGACCAGTTTTAATCATTTTATATATTAAAAAGATTATAATATGATTTATAAGCCTGGTTTAGATAGTACTGAGCGTTCCAGTAAAGTATAATACTAAGTATAATTTTTTCATAACTAAAAGTTAACATGTTTATATAAGAAAACAATAGACATCCCGGAGATCTTATTAATAAGTTTATTACTAAGTATATATATTTTCTAACATGGTGATTAAAGTCTAAGCATTTAAATACCCACAACAGAGTATAGTCTATAAGTCCTGGTAGCCCAGATAAAAAGAATAGACTAGCAGTAGCTGTAATTTTATTAGTATAATAAGCTAATGGACCACATATAAATAGCATCATACCGTGATGAAGTATATCATCAAATGTCAACTTAAAAAATAAACAATGATATAAATGAACAACAGTGCACATTAAAAAAGCATTTCTAGAATTATTATTCCATTCTGTATGTGAACAAATTACAGGATCTTTTAAACAAAAAATCATATCATCGTAAGAGTTAGTCATAATGTAATGATTAGTAAGAGCATGTAACAAAAACCATCTGCTTTTTTGAGAATATTCTGACATACAAATAAATGTAGTAAATGTTGCAAATATATCAAACCAAATAACTTTGACTATAATATTCCACATTACTTTTAAGTAGTCTAAATTTTTAAATACTTTAAGGCCATGAATGTTGTCTTTTTATATTACATATATAATATACTGACGCCAACCATATAGTTTGAGTAGCATATGCATAAATATCATTTGTATTATACATTTGTTGTAAAAGAGATAATTTTTGTAATTCTATATCACTTGGTGGTTCTATAATAAAAAGTATATTAATGTAGTCTAACATATCAGATACAGAATTATACTCTTTTAAAAACTTAATACATTGATCTCCATTGGTAATATTCTTTAATTCTTTTCGTTTCTTGTAAACTTTTCTGTATATTAAATATTTTTTAAATTTAGAATACAGAATGATAAACTACATTATAGTAATATTATCTTTATTAAATAAGTATCATTATGGATCCTATAGTAGAGCTGTGCTGAAACAAAAACATGGAATTAGAGGACTTGTACAAGATCACCACATTATACCCCGACAATTTAGTCGACGCGTTAATATAGATATTGATGGATCAAAAAATTTAATTATGTTACCAACTTCATATGGTAAATTATTATTAAATACATCAAGACCTATTCACGAAAACGGACATCCAAATTATAATAAATACGTTGGTCAACTACTAGATCAAAATTTTACCGAAGACTTTATAATTATTTTCATAAAACAACAATTATTAAATGATAGCTTAAACAGAGTAATTTAATTTTTTAAGAATTAAAAGTATAGTATCATAATTATTAAAAAGTTTAGAACTTTCTAAATTTATAGTATGTACATTTTTAGGTTTCCAATAATCATATATTTCTTTATTTTGTTCATTTGTTAATCTATTATTAATAAAAGTAACTTCACATGGTGGAGGAGTTAGACTTTCTTTCTGAAGTTCATGTATTTCTTTATCTACATCAATATTTAAGTCGGACAATAAATTATGTAACTGATTCGCTGTGTAATCTATATCATTGTAATTTATAACAACTTGATTGTCAAAAACTAATTTATTCGGTAATTTTAACTTAAGTCCATCAAAATCCCTAGGTAAGTAATTAAACTCGCCAAACTCTGGTATTCCAGCAACGTAATCCTTAGCCCCCTGAATTGTTCCGCCAAATACTGATCCAACAAATACAACAGACGCGACGTATTCCTTTACAAAACTTTCCTGTTGACGGGATAAAAATAAGGATAAAAGTGTGCACCCTAAATCTTGAGCAACCAACACAACGGGTAGATTGGAATAATTATAAAGTCTAATTATACTTTGTCTTATTCTTTTAAATAATTCTATTAAATTTTCAGTAGAAGCTATATGTCTAAAATCGTAAGGTTGTATAGATATAGTGTCTGATGTATATTTTAACGCTTTTAATGAATCTATAAGTGGTGTCATATTGGAATTTGACGCGTCGAAGTTAAAATTTAAAGTATTACTCTTAAGCGATTTAAATGATTCTACACCAGCTGGTGGCCAAACTTTTTCTTTACCATCAAACATGTAGCAGTCTCCAAGTCCAGGTACCATTAAAACTGGTGTAGTTTGTGGAGCCGTCGGTAAGCCATTTGGAGGAAAAACCGAGGGACTGTTAGAGAATCTAAAAAACGGTACTATACTTTGGAATCTAAAACGATTATTTAGCATAAATAGATTCCAATCTGTTGTATCTGGTCTGTTAAAATTTATAAAACTAGACTTCATTTTAAAATTTGGACTACTTTGATACCCTAAAAATGGAACAGACGCAAATGTCTCAGTGGGATTACAGATAAATAGATAGTATCCAAGTGCTAAAATCAGTACTATCCCGATAATTTCTCTCATAGAAATATTCATATTATAATATTCTAAACATTTAATTTTAATGAATTATTTTTTAAAAATACTTACGACATTATTCCATTGTTAAGATAAGAATATAGATTATATTAACAATGAAAGTTATTACCTGGAATGTCAATGGTATTCGCAGTCGCATTTTTAACAGGAAAACCTGTTCTCAGATAGCTAAGCAGTCTGAAATTTTACCAGAAGAAGGTAGTCCTATATACAATATGATTAAAAATAACGACCCTGATTTTATATGTCTTCAGGAAACTAGGTGCTCTGTGAGTAATGGTCAAAAATTTAAAATTCCTGGTTATAAATCAGTATTTAACCAATCAGATTCTGTCGGTGCAAGGGAAGCTAATCGTTATTCAGGGACTTGTATTTTCTACAAAGAAACTTATAGTCCAATTGGTGTAGATTATCAATTTCCAGGTTACACGGATAACGAAGGTAGAATAATTATTTTACACTTCCATAATTTTACAATTATCAATGTATATACACCAAATAGTGGTACAAATTTTGACAATAGGTTAGATTGGCAAGGTGCGGCATTGTTATATTTAAAAAATTTAGAGAATCCTGTTATATACACAGGAGATATGAATGTTGCATGGCGGGATGCTGATGTACACTTCAGAGTTACAGATAGTCCAACATACAAGAGTAAAGTTGAGGATAGCCTAGTTGGGTTTTTACCCGAAGAGAGAAACTTTGTACCAGAAATACTAAGTATCGGATACATTGATGCGTACCTGAATCAAGAGTCAAAATATTCATCATTTGATGGATTTACATATTGGGATTCTCGATCTAAAAAAATTGATGGACTTCCCGGTGCACGATTTAATAAACATGGATGGAGAATTGATTACCATTTTGTTAAAGACTTCAGAGTAATTGAGTGTTATGCTATGTACACAACTGGAACTGAATACATCAACATGGGAGATTCCCAATGCAGTGATCATTGTCCTGTATATGGACATTTTATAATAAATTAAAATATATGAATAAATAATAATGATAACATTGCTATTCATCATTATATTATTGTTTTTAATTTTTACAAGAAAAGAAAAATTTGTAGATATTACTAAATACAAAACAAATAATTATATCTTTCGAGATGATTTTCCTAACGTTATTCATAAAACTTTATACGAGGATACTGGTAATGAAATAAAAGTAAGCGAAGGTATAAATGACGCAATAGAATCATGGATAGTTAATAATCCGGGTTATACTATAAAACTATGGGATCTTAATGAATCCAGAGAATTTTTAAAGCTAAATTTTCCACCAGATGTATTAAAATGTTTCGATAGTTTAAAACCATATGCATTTAAGTCTGATTTTTTTAGATATTGTATAATTTATAAAAATGGTGGATGGTATTCAGATATTTTTCAATTATGTTTAAAAGACAATTTATTAGATGATTTGAGAAAAAATAAAAAAGATGATTATTTTTTTTATGATCGTGGGGCAGATGCACTCGGTTTTTTAAATTGTGTTCAAAATTGTTTTTTTGGAGCTCGTAAAAATAGTAAAGTTTTAAAACTTATAATAGATGAAACTATTATGAACACGTATAACGAACAATATGGAAACCATCCAATAAAAACAGCTACCGGTCCTTGTATACTGGGAAAAGTTTTTAAAAAATTAGGTTATAAAAATAAAGATTTTATAGGATATTTTTATATAGAAAACAGTATGTATCCAACTGGGGCATATTTATATGATTTTAACAATACAAGGCTAATTAAACATAAATGTTTAAATTGTAAAATTAATAATGGGAATGATTATAGAATAATGTGGAAAAATAAAGATATATATGTTAAATGAACCGACACAACGGGTCAAACGTAACATGTTTTACATTATATCTAGCTGAAGTTTCTATTTCCGATCCTAATGTTGGATTTTGTCTAAAGTAAGGGTAACCTACACATCTTATTAGATTTTCTTTATCCATTTCTATAATTAATGTGTCGCATGCATATTTTGTAATATCTATACTCTTAATATACTTGTAAAACTTTTTAACAAATTTTTGTGTATACAACATAGCTCCATTACAAATTGGTTGTGAAAGTAAATATAAAAAATCACTAAGTCGTTCAGAAAAATGACAAAGCGTATAACAAATTTCGAAATAAATTAAATCATAGTCCGTTTTTTGTGCCGCGTTGTAGATATCATTCATAGAGCAAGATTTAGTATATATATCTACATCATCTTCAAATATTAAAAATTTATCTGATGTAGTCATATTAAAAATTTTAATATTAGTTAAGAGTCTACTTAAAGTAGATATATGTACATTATCTAAATAATTTATGATTATTTCTTCTTTCGATACTGGCTCTACAAACATATAGTTATTAAATCCCAATTTATTCATAACATTTGATATATGTAAAGCTCTATCTTTTCTATGAGCGAAGTTAATTATAAATACGGGGAAATTTTTAAGTTCATTATTAACTTTAACTGGTTTCTCTACAACAGTTTTTGATATTAATGACTCGATATCATTACTGACTTTTGTAATATTGTATACATTTAATAAAAGCAATATTAGTATTACTCCAATTAGATAGTATGTAAGAGATTGCATTACTTAATTAAAAGATTTTATTATAACCAAAATGATTATTAAAATAACACCATAAATACACCAGTCACATATCACATATATACTGCTCCAAAATGGTTCTATGTTATATTCTGCTCCAGTAAAATCCATATATCTCGATAATAAAACATTTTTAGGTATATTTGCCCATTCACTTTTAGCTGGTGTATTAGGAAACGTCTGACAGATTAATGGATACTTATATTTATATTTATGTTGTAGTGAAGATATAATATCATTATCAAAATGGTAACCATCTATATATATTAAATTACTTCTCGCCGATTGAGAATAAATAACTGCGTGACATGCCCCAACTGGTGTAATCATTAATTTATGATTAGAAAAATTAGGAATATCAAATGATACCGAACCTAAACTATAAATATCAAATTTTTCTTTACTAATAAAATCATCAATATTTTTAAATTCATCTATAGAATATTTATAATTAAATATAGCATCATCTTCGAATATTATTACATTATTATAACTTGTAGTATTTTTACATACATTTTTGAAAGCATGCTTAACATCTTCTGTGGAATTTGTAACACCAGGTTTGTTACATTTTTTAAAACCTTTATTAATCTGAAAGTATGTTAATGGTGCTAAATTTAGTAATACTGAGTCATCAAATTTTCGAGATGAATTTTCCATTGTTAAAACTATAGCTAAGTCTACATTTTTAAGAATTGGATCGTCTGTTTGATTTATTAGTTTAAAACTATAACAATCACAGTCTTTCATTATAATACTATAATTATTTTATTCTAGATCATTTAACCACATATCTTTGAGTGTCATCTGAGCAACTTTATTGTACTCTTCCATTTTTTTATTCATTCTAAGTCTTAGATCTTCTAATGTTTCTTCTGTAAGAGAATCTAAGTCCATCTTTAGTAGATATTTATAAGTATTTTCTACCTTCATGAATTGTAAGTCTTCGAGTTCTTTGTTTAGAATATCTTTCTTTTTCTTGTAAATTACGAGTTTATCTGCAATTATTAAATCTAAAAATCTAACTTTAGACTCTATTACATCAGTTTCATACTTAAGTGTTTTTTCTAGGTACTCTTTTCGTTTTTTATTGTAGAATCCTCGGATTTTGTAAAAGTTCCATAGAATTTCTTCGACTGAATGCATTTTTACAATTTCACCATTTTCATTAAATAGGTGCATATTTTGAGCATTGATATTGGAAGTCAGTTTTAGGTTTTTCTCAAGACTCTTACTCCATTCTTGTAGAATTGCCGTTTTTACCTTAATTTCGAAGTTTACACTTTCTTCTGTAGAATTATTTTTGTAAGAATGAATCTTATCTTCCTGTTCTAATTTGTCTAAAAATTGTTTATAGTCTTCAGTCCATGTACCAATTGGTAATTCTGTAACTGTTACTGTATAATTATTAATGGAGTATACACCGATAGATAACCATTTGTTTTCATCAATCTTTACAATTTCTCCCTTAAATCCCTTGTACCATGGTTTTAGTTCTCCAATTTCATGGTCTGAATTTACAACAAGCTGTTTAAGCTCTCGTTTAAGATCATCCGGATTAAAACAGGGAATACTCGTCGAGAATCCAGTTCCAATTCCTTGGCTACCATTAATTAGGATAAGAGGGAGCTTTGGAACATAAAACCTTGGTTCGATATTTTGACCGTCATCGTTAAGATAGTCTAGTAGATTAGCATCTATCGGGTCAAATAGTTTACTAATATTTTCGGATAGATATGTAAAAATATACCTCGGACTTGATGCATCCTTTCCTCCTAAAAGTCTAGAACCAAACTGTCCTGATGGATGTAAAAGATTCATATTGTTTGATCCTACAAAGTTTTGAGACATATTAATAATTGTTTCCATTAGTGATGCTTCACCATGATGATAACTAGAATGTTCAGATACATATCCGGACAGTTGAGACACTTTAATTTCTGTCTTAGCTGTTGGATTTTTCTTAAAACAGGCGAATAGAATTTTTCTCTGTGATGGCTTGAGGCCATCTACTAGTGATGGTAAACTTCTAACATTGTCCTGAATAGAAAATAGAACAAGTTCTTGATTAATTAGTTCTTCGATAGATATTACCTTTTGTTTGTAATCTAGAGACTTAAAATTTTTTGTGGCGTTTAAAATCCATTCTTTTCGAGAATCTGCTTCAGTTTTATTAAAAGCCAGATCAATAGCAGATCTATCATTAACAGTTTTTGATGAGTATCCAACTGTTTGCATACTCTTAAAGTACTCCTTTGCTTCTTTTGCTGTAGATGTACCTAGTCCCTTGTAGTATTTAATGTTCCAGTTATTCTCTGTTGTTTTCTTCCAATTTTCATAGTCAGGAATATTGTAAAACTGTAGAGTTTCATTTCTCCTTGAGACTTTAATGATGGGAGTCAACAGAGACTCTACAAAGATTGATTTTTTTAGTAGATCGGGCCATCCAGAGTCGATAAAGTTGATTAGAAGACTCTTAATGTGAAATCCATCTGTATCCTGATCTGTCATTACCATAATCTTCGAATACCGAAGCTCTTTTACATTTTTTGTTCCAGTCTGAAGTCCTAAAATTTTCTTGATATTATTGATTTCTTCATTTTTAGAAATTTGCGCAAACGATGCGGTTCTTGTATTTAATAGTTTACCGCGAAGTGGGAAAACACCATAGTAGTCTCGTCCAACTATGGAAAGACCTGCGACAGCTGTAGTTTTTGCCGAATCTCCCTCTGTAAGAATTAGAGTACATTTTTCAGATTCGGTTGTTCCAGCTTTATTTGCATCGTCTAGTTTTGGAATATGTATTTTAGAAACTTTCTTACCATCTGTTTTCGATAAAGACTTCTTATCTTTAGCTTCAGCCATTGCTAAAAGCTGATCCACAAATCCAAGCTTTGCAATCTTTTTGATAGTGTCTTCTGAAACTACACACCTCGATCCAAAATCTGATACTCTCGTTGTATGTTTGTCTTTTGTCTGAGATGCAAAGGTTGGATTGTTAATCAGAGACTTTACAAAAATAAATAAATGTTCCCTGATGTAGTGTGGTTTGATGTTAATATTTTTGTGCTTACTCTGTAATTCTTCTGTAATACTTTTGACAATTGGACCAAGTACATGTTCTACATGAGAACCACCTTCTACTGTAGAAATACCATTGACAAAAGATACCTGTTGGAATGTTCCATTTTGACTTAATGAAAATCCGATAGCCCATCGATCACTGATTTCTTCATAAACTCGTGGATTTTCTTTTTTAGGTCCAATGTACATATCCATATATTGCGAAAAATCTTTAGTCTTTAGTTGTTTTCCATTTAAACTAACTGAAACTCCTTTGTTTGTCACTGCACAGATATCATAAACTCGTCTTTCTAAAATTTTAAAAGTATCATCGTCAGTTAAATTATTCATACCAAACTTAGAAAAGTCTGGCTTAAAAGTAATTTTTGTATAATTTTTATCTTTTGATTGAGATTTTTCTACATGTGGTGTACCAATTTCGGATAAATTATTTTTAAAAGTTTGTGTATACTTTTTATTTCCATATTTTGTTTCTACTGTAAATTCAGTAGAGTAAATGTTTGTCAATTTTGCACCTAATCCATTAAGACCTCCAACAGTTCTTTTCTCGGAGTCATCATAGTTGCTAGAACTTAAAAGATTACCAAAAATCAACTCACACACATAAATATTATACTCTTTATGAATTTCGACAGGGATGCCAGACCCATCATTAAAGACTGTAATTTCTGTATCTGTAATTTTAACATCGATGGTTTTTACATCAGGATTTCTCTGAGATTCATCTGCAGCATTAGTGATAATCTCATCAAAAATCTTATACACACCAGGATTCCATTGGAGTTGTTTAGAAACTATTCTATCTCCCTCAACAATCCAGTTGGTACCTGCAACATTATGAAGTTCTCCAATGTACATTCCAGGTCGAGCAAGGACATGCTCAATCTGTGAGTACTTCTTATATTTTTCTTCTACAGTCTTTGGCATTTCTAATATTTAATTAATCATTTCTTTAAGGTAGTTACCTTGTCGTACATCCACTAATTTTTACAATTTTGTTTATATCATTTAAAGCTTGTGTAGAAGAACTTGTAAAAATATTTGGAACAAAAGCGTGAACAAGCGCCTTTAGAGACGCCATTGCAAATTTAAAGCTTAATTTTAGAGAAAACATTAAATGTGTTTTGTATGTCATACATACGTTTTCTGTATGGGTTGTAAAATCTATCATTATTGTAGTATTTAGATTTTTTATAAGAAAATGTAGACTTTTTAAGAGAGGACTCTATTTCAGAATATTTTCTTTTATTTGTATAATCTACATTCATATCTAAGTAATATGGATTATTCATTTATAATTTATAATTATTTAAATATTCCTTATTATAAATGAATTTATGTCAGTATAAAAATATACTAGGTAAAGTTGGTGAAGGCATTCATTCGTTGCGTTTCATGGGAGTAGCAATAGTAGACGTATTATTAACAATTTTAGGATCATACATGTTAAGCTCAATTTTTCACTGGAATTTTTGGATAACTCTCGTAATTGTATTTATATTAGGTATCATTCTTCATAGAGTATTTTGTGTTAGAACTACAATTGACAAACTATTATTTCCGAATATTGCAGATTAACTTAATTTAAATATTTAGAATAACCCCATACTATAATACTGACACGTGGCTGATTTATATCACACTCCAGTGGTGGAATACCATGTCTAAATCTAACATTAACTTCGTTACCAAAAGCATAAACGGTGTTGTCAGGGAGTGTAAAATTAATTGTTTTGCGATTAAACTTATTTTGATCAGCTGACTCAAATGAAATTTCCCTTCTTAGTCCAAATGATACTCCAACTGTAATGTTTTGCGTCTTAGCTTTTTCTGGTTTTAAAGCTGCAGCGTCATGGTGATATGGCTTCCAATCTTTAGAGTTTTCATAGTAGTTAAAACGTGTAGAACCAGGAACCATATCGAAGTAATTGCATAAATAGTCTATAATTGTACCGAACGTTGGACTACTATCTTTCCAATTAAGAGAATCATCCGCTATTGAATGAGAATCTCCGTGCCAAAGCTTAAAGTTACTCGCATTTATCTCTGAAAGAAGAATATCTATAATATCTTTATTCCAAAATAAATTATGTACAATACAAATTTCATTTCCTGCTACAATTGGTTCATTTACTCGAATGCGAAGGTCAGGCTCCTTGTGACTTGGTTCGAATGATTCGGTATTTCTTATAGGTTTTTTTGGTTCTTTATATTCGTGTGAAAATTTACAATTAGAGTTTTTACAAGTGTCAGTAAAAAAGTATGTTCTACAAATATTATCTACATGCTTAAATCTGCATTCATCGCGTGTGCATTTACCCTTAATGTAATTTTTACACAATTCCATTATAAATTAATAAGTTTTATCTTAAAACTAGTTTAAGGAAGTAAAATAAAATAATTTATAATGTGTGGAATTTTTATAATTAGAGGTACAAAATGTTGTTTATCTTATATAGAAAGTGAATTTAATAAAAGTTCCAAAAGAGGCCCAGATGCGTCTAGATTCATGGAAATGAGTGGTAATTATATTGGGTTTCACCGCTTGGCTATCAATGGACTCGATCCCAACGGAATGCAACCCTTTGTTAAAAATAATTGTTATTTAATTTGCAACGGTGAAATATATAACCATAAGGACTTATATTTAATGCTAAATAAAACGCCAAATTCTGGATCAGACTGTGAAGTTATATTAGACTTATACTTGGAGTTTGGTATAGAATATACTTGTAAGATTTTAGATGGAGTATTTGCATTTATTCTTGTAGATGGAGACTCTGTTTATTTTGCAAGAGATCCGTTTGGTGTTAGACCATTATATTACTTCGACTGTGGAGGCGGAATATTTGGAGCATCATCAGAACTTAAAAGTTTAATAAATTTTAATAAAAATATTAAACAGTTTCCTCCTGGTCATTTTGGTCATTTTAATAATAAGAATATAGTTATTTATAATTACTTTACTTTAAATTCGACAACATTGGAACATAATAGTATTTATACGGGAGATGATTACTACAAAACATTAGTTCAAATTTCACTTATTGATGCTGTTAAGAAAAGACTTATGTCGGAGAGACCTATAGCATGCTTGTTATCTGGAGGATTAGATTCTAGTCTAATTACGTCGATCGTTGTTAATTTATTACCTCAGCAAACAATTAAGACATTTTCTATCGGACTATCAGGTAGCCCCGATTTAAAGTATGCTCGTGAAGTTGCTAATTTTTTAAGAACAGATCATCATGAGGTTATAGTAACAGAAAAAGAATTCCTAGAAGCTATTCCAATTGTAATTAAAACAATAGAAAGTTATGATACAACAACTGTTAGAGCTAGTGTAGGAAATTATCTAATTGCTAAATATATATCTGATAACTCGGACTCTAAAGTAATATTTAATGGAGATGGATCAGATGAGCTTACAGGTGGTTATCTATATTTTCATAAAAGTCCATCGCGAGTTCACTCAGACTCCGAAACAGTAAAATTATTAAGTAATATTAGTTATTTTGATGTTTTAAGAAGTGATAAATGTATATCTTCTTGTGGTCTAGAACCTAGAACGCCATTTTTAGATAAAAGCTTTGTAACAACATATAGAAGTATTCCATTAAATATTCGTTTTCCAATCGGAACAATTGAGAAAAAATTACTTAGAGACTCATTTGCGGAATATTTACCAAATAGTGTTTTATACAGACAAAAAGAAGCATTCAGTGATGGAGTTAGTAATGAAAAAAGATCATGGTTTAAAATTATCGAAGAGTATGTAGACACTGTTAAATTTAAATCAGTTAATGTATCCCATAATGTTCCTAATACAAAGGAACAGGAATACTACAGATATTTATATGAAACTGAGTATCCAAATACAAGTCATATTATTCCATACTTTTGGATGCCAAGATGGTCAGACACAACAGATCCCAGTGCTAGAACATTAAATTAAATTTTAAATATCTTTAAATAATAAAGTATGGACAGAGGCGGTCAATGTCAATATGATGTATTACTACAAGAACAAGGTGTAGAACTCCACGCAACATATTGCCCATTTAATGATGGGTATTGGTGTATTCATTTAACTATTGTAGATCATTCTAGCGGTGGAAGATGGAGTTTTGGATGGATTAGGGATTCCGTGGGAAACAGAGTGTGGCGGGGACTTAGTCAGGACAATCCTTATTGGGTAAATAATTTATTCGAAATTTACGCATGGTGGCTATTAGGTAACGACTTTAGATGTCAACGTTCTATTTATGATTTTTAAATCAGTTTAAAAAAATAAAGAATACTTTGTCACGATGATGCATCCAATTGATATACCTGAAGAACAATTAACAGAAAATTTAATGTCATCAAAAGAACAAACTCGGTTTATTACCAAAGTATATTTATGTTTAGATTTCCAATTAATTACAACTTTTGGACTATGTTTATATGCAAAATTAAATAATCTTTTAACTTTTTACGATTCAGACGTTGGTAGAGGACTATTAGGATTATCTATTGGTGGTATAATTATGACATTTGGAACTTTAATATGTTGTACAAATTTGTTTCAGAGGACTATAAGTAAATATATTCTACTAATAATATTCTCGTTATCAATGAGTTATATGATTAGTAATATATTACTATATTATGACGCAAAAACTATCATTATTGCAACTGGTATTACATTAACAGATTTAATCTTAATGACGATAATATCGTTCTTCATAAAAATTAACAGTTATTTTACAGAATTTTTATTTATTAGTACATTTTCTTTAATACTTATTGGTATAATTAATATTTTTATTATGAGTACTTTTCTTCAGTTATTCATCGCTGGATTTGGGTCTATAGTATTTTCAGGATTTATTATTTATGATACAAAAATGATAATATCAAATAGGTATAGAGTATATTCTAAAAATGACTTCGTGTTAGCTTCTATAAATTTATATTTAGATATCATTAATTTATTCTTGTATATTTTAGAGTGTTTAAATTTATCTAATTCTGAGAACTAATATTCATTAATTTTTTAACAAATTCTGTTTTAGGGATAAATCCTTCTATTCTGTCTACTAAGTTTTTATTTTTGTACAATAAGACGGTTGGTAATTTATGAATTTCATATTCTTCTATTAGATCTTCATTTAGGTCATGATCTACTTCCTGTACATATACACTTAGATCATTAATAAAATGTTCATATTTCTTACAACTTTCACACCAATCAGCAGTAAATTTGAGAAGTACGATGTCGTGGGAATGTATTACATCCGTAATCTCACTATCCGTAAGCATTTATATATAAATATATTATTCTTTTAAACTATTTAAGTAATTTTTATAATTAGAACTATTTCCATATAAAGAATCATAAAAATCTTCTAAAATATATAATTGACATTCTAGTCTATCTATTTTTTCATCAGGTATTCTATAATGGAAATGTAATGCTTTATAGCCGTTTTCCTTCGGGCGATTAATATAATTATGGAAATATATGATATCTTTTTCTAATTTGTTATAATGATAAAATTTTAGTAAATCTTCATTGTTATAGAAAACAAATCGAAAAGATATTAAATCATGCAATTCATAAATACTTTTACTTAGATACTTTGGTTGTGAATGTTTAATTAAAGCACTACTAAAAGTCTTTATACGACATGAAGATAAATGGCAAGGAAGATCATGATTAACTAGTATTTCGTGATAATTGGATAATTCTCTAGACATTATTAAATTACCATTTGGTACAAAACTTAAAAAGAATAGATACCACATACTCCGCACTTCTAAGTTTAAAATATTAAAATTTAAATAAATTATATTACTAAAGATGTTTATTTTTGATGGAACAACCTTTGTAGTATTTGTATGTATTCTTGTATTTGTATACGGTATTCTAGAAATATCTGACAATGAAAACTTTAAAACTATACAATCTAAAGGTGGAGTTTCTGTAGCTGTAGCAGCAGCAGTAACCCTTGCATATTCTTACTTTATGTCACAGGGGTCAGAAACACTTTTAACAGATAATTTTGTTGATGCTGGGTCAAAGTTTAATACTGTATCGGGAATGGAGAACATAAGATCGATGGCTGATATTTAAAGAATTGCGTCAAATAATATAGTTAAAATCTCTATCTTATATATAACAGATGTCAAACATCCAGATATCCAAATTTAATCCTAGAGTTATAGAAGAACGAAGAGTAAGTGGATCAGGACCAGCAACTTGCGTATTTATCGGTAAAAGAGGAACAGGTAAAAGTACATTAGTTAAAGACATACTATATTATTGTCGGAAAATACCAATAGGTACAGCAATATCAGCTACTGAAGATGGTAATAAGTATTATTCTAGTTTTATTCCCGACTTATTTATACACTCGGAGTACAAGTCCGATGTTATACAAAGTGTTATCAATAGACAGAAGAAAATGATAATGAGTGCAAAGGAGTCTGATCCAAAAAACAAAAATGACGCATTTGTTCTACTTGATGACTGTATGTATGATAAAAAAATGATAAGAGATCCAAATATTCGCGGTATATTTATGAATGGTCGACATTGGAGACTTTTATTTATTTTAACAATGCAATATTGTATGGATTTACCACCAGATCTTAGAGCTAATATAGATTTTGTATTTGTACTTCGTGAAAATATAGTACAGAATCAGGATAAGTTATATAAAAATTTTTTTGGTATTTTCCCAGATGCTCCAACATTTCGGGAAGTCATGAATTCTTGCACGGAAGGTTATGACTGTATGGTTTTAGATAATACATCAAGAAGTAATAAAATAGAAGATTGTATATTTTGGTATCGCGCAAAACATGATAGACAGTTTAAAATAGGATCAAAAGAACTATGGGATTTTCACAAAAAAAATTATAATTCAAAGTATCAACAAGTAGATGAACAATTTGATCTTTCAAAACATAAGGAAAAAAGTAAAACGCCAGTGGTAACTGTTACAAAATCTAAAAAAACTAGATGAACAAAATAAAATATTTTAGATTAATAAATGAAATTTTCTTCTGGAGATGAATGGCAACAATTTGTAAGTAAAGTTGATTCCGGTCAATATGGTACATTTTCAGGTTATTCGGGTATAAACCCATATCTCTGTCCAAAGTAGACTAATTTAAAGACATAGTATATTAATATATAATGACCACGGGTAATCACAAAATAGACTTTTTATTACAACTTCCCCAACATGAACAGCGTAGTCCTGAATGGTTCGCTCAAAGGAATGATAAATTAACATCTAGTGATGCTGCTACAGCGCTAGGTATTAATCCTTATCAAAAACCTCATGAGCTTTTATTTAAGAAATGTGGTCACGATCTAAAACCCTTTGTTGGAAATGTAGCCACTTTACATGGTCAAAAGTATGAAGATTATGCAATTGAGAAATACTCACGAGTTATGGGGATGACAAATTATAACTTCGGATTAATAGCATATACAGATGTACATATAGATAATATTGAACCAAATTATTTCCTAGCAGGTTCTCCAGATGGAATATGTATTAAAAATGACGATCCTTACGGAGAACCAATACTACTCGAGGTAAAGTGTCCTTACAGAAGAAAAATAAAAATGAATGTATGTCCTAAATACTACTATCCACAAGTACAACTTAATTTATTCATATGCGGACTAACTAAAGCAGACTTTATAGAATATAAACCAGCTGATTCACAATCATCAGAAATATTAAATATAGTCAGAATACATATTAATCACGCATGGTTAACAGAGAATATCCCGATACTTTATACTTTTTGGAAAGAAGTAGAACACTATCGACAAGTTGGTATAGAAAGTCACCATCTGTTTAAGACTCCTAAAAAAACTATAGATGTAATATTCGAAGAAGTAAAAGAAGAAGACAATCAGCAGGTAGAATTTAGAGACTAATTTACGACAAAGAATTAACTTAAAGTTAGAAAATATAATACTAATAAGTTACAATGGGTATTCGAAGCCTTAATACACTAATCAAAAAGTACTCACCTGAATCTATTTCAGAAAAATCAATAAAACAATACTCCGGTAAAAAAATTGCTATAGATTGTAGCATTTTAATTTATAAGTATGTTCATATGTCTAGAGTACCAAATAGTCATATCATAGGTTTTGCAAATCGTATAAATTATTATCTTAAAAATAATGTACTTCCAATTTTTGTATTTGATGGAACTCCTCCAGAAGCAAAGAGGAATGTGTTGCAAAAGAGACAATATAATCGTAAGAAAATAGAAGATAAAATAACAGATCTTAAGGAATCTATTACTGAAGAATCGACTGAAGCTGAAGTTGATAATATTAAAGCGGAGGTTAAAAGATTATCTAATCAAATTGTTTATGTTACAAAATATCACATAGATGAATGTAAAAAATTCCTCGAATATACAGGTATTCCATATATACAGGCAGACGGTGAAGCAGAAAAAACATGCGTTTATCTTAAAAAAATCAACGAAGTCGATTATGTGGTATCTGATGATACAGACACTTTAACATTTGGATGTGAATGCGTTCTAAAAACTAACATTAAAGATTCTATTCAGGAACTTTCTTTATCAAAAATATTAAAAGATTTTGATATGTCTTATCAAGAATTTGTAGACTTCTGCATTCTTTGTGGATGTGATTACTGCCCTTACATACCAAGTGTTGGACCACAAACTGCTTTTACATTAATCAAAAAACATAAAAATTTGGAAGCTGTAATTGCACTAAACAAATATAAAATAGGAGAAGACTTTGACTATGTAACCGCGCGTAAATTATTCACAAATTATGAAGAAATTAAAATTGATGTTTCCGATATAACCAGGAGTTCTATCCAGATTGGTCAATTAACAACTTTTTTAAAATCTTTAAATTTTACTGATGTTTTAATTTCGAAGTATATTAAAATTTTTTCTTAATTTTTTAAAATTTTTTTTCTTGTGTAATTATTAAATATAATGGTAAATCTCGGTAATTTCTTTGGTGCTCGTGGTCGCGTAGCCGACCCCATGTCGGTTCGTCAGCTTGCTATGGCCTGCAAGGCCCAGGGTCTAGTTTTTGATAAGGAGACTAAGCAGTGCCGCCCGCCACTTCGCCGTGGCCGTGCTCCCGCTACTGGTCCCAGTGTTGCCAGCCTTCGCGCTGCATGCAAGGCTCAGGGTCTAGTTCTTGATATGGACAGAAAGCAGTGCCGTGAATCGCGTCGTGGTGCCGGTCTTGCGGCTGCTCGTACTGCCCGTGCGGCTGCTCGCACCCTATCTGGTCCCACACAGAAGGATATGATGGCTATGTGCAAGGCCCAGGGTCTAGTTTTTGATAAGGAGACTAAGCAGTGCCGCCCAAAGAAGGTCCGCGGCTCTGCCCTTGAGCAGGCTTACGCTCGTGG